ACGTTTGCACCAAGACCACTCTTGCGTTCCTTCTCAAGCAGGTCACTTGCCTTCATGATTTGACCTTCGGGCGGAGTCATCAATGCCTTGAAGAATGCACCAGTGTGAACTGTCTTGTTCTTGTCACTGGCTTCAATCACATACACATTGCTATGATGTGTTTTGTTCTTAGTGTTCTTCCAGTGAAACTTAGCCCGTTCAGTAGCACCAACTTTGGTATCGTTGATAACAAAGTATGTATCGTCACTGACACGAATCTGCCATTCTTGCTTCATTGTAGGCAATCCGTTAGCACCGGTTGTGTGAACATTGTTCGGCTTGTTAGTAGAACACACCGCATAACTATTGCTCTTGGTGAAACTCTTGATAACAATGTTGTATTTGTTAGCCAGTTCATTCACATCAAACTTGAACATCTTCAATGCATCCCAACGACTAGATTGGATGTTAAACAGTTCAAACTTGGCATCAGTGACATACTTAATGACAGCCTGACTAAACAGATAGTCACCATGTCGCTTGCTAAGATAGATAGCACGTTCCCACAGATTGTCAATTTTCTCGGCTTCTTGTGCGATATGCACAGCCAGTTGGGCATTCAATGCTTCCAGCTTAGACTTGATAGCGTTGATAGTTTCGGGAATGTATGACAGACCTTCACGGCTTGCTTGAAAGTCAAGTTCACCGATATTGAATTCCATCACCAGACCGCAACCAAGCAGACCATGTAGATTACCAAGAGCCTTGTCAGCATTAGGCACATCAATAGGGTATTTGATATTACCCATGATAGCGTAGCTGTGGCGTCCATAATTTTCGCCCAGATAGTGAACACCAGGAACAATGTTTTGTTCCTTGTATTCGGGATCCTTGAAACCAAAGTCAGCGTTACCAGAAATCACTGGGCGCAGTTTGAAATATTCGTAAACATGACGGGCTTCTTGACGGAACTTGTCAAAGTCATAACGTTCTTCGACAGCGAAACGAACCTCAACACCAGCTGGGTCAGTAGTTTCTTCTTCCATCATCAGTGCGATAGAAGGAACACCTTGCTCATTAATGAAAGCAGTGTAGATACCTTTGCGACCGTCTTTGACAGCGGTTACAGTGAAGTTATCAGTATAACTAAAAGGAGACTTGCTACCGAGACCGAGAGCTCCAATGAAGGCGTTAGAATCAGTCTTAGTAGATTCAAAGTATGTAGTGTAAATGTTTGTAACTTGGTCATGGGTCAGTCCTGTACCGTAATCACGGATAGAGAAATAAGGTTCGAGTGCATTGGGCAGGTGTACATCAAAAGGAGTATTAGTGTTACCTGCGGCAGTGTGACTGTCCACGGCGTTGCAGGACAGTTCACGGATAATTGCGCGGATCTTGTTAGCATACAGACCGCTGGACAGAATGTTGAAAGCCTTCGCACTATTGCGAATGCGGAACTCGCCAATCTCACCGACGTTGGAAACGATTGCTTCGTTTTGGACTGCGCTGTGAAGTTTCATTTAGATTCCTGTGTGTTTCAGTGTCAATACAAGTATTGTATCAGGTTTTGGATTAATAGTCAACCTTGACTTTTTGTGTGACGGGATCGTAGTTTACAAAAACCTTACATTCTTGGAACTCATTGTCCTCAATGTAAGAGACTTTGTAAACAAATTGATTACTGTTGCTCATACCGAGGAACTCGGAAGTTTCAAATTTGTCTTTTTTGTAACCTGATTGACGAATGCCCTCAGTCAACATGATAGGAGGCATGTTAGTAAGCAGGCGCAGTTTATCGGCTGTAATCATTTTAGATATAGAAGGGAGTGTCAAAGCCGAGGGCGTCATAAACGCATTCACGGACTGCGGTGTCAGTAGCTTCGCCAAAGTCCTCGGGGAAACGTTCAGCCAAACTACGGAGTTCACCAAGAACAGTGGGCCAATCCATTTTGAGTACTTTAGCACTACGCACGATTGCATCGACTGCATCGTTACCGAAACTAGTGTACATTGCATAACGGGGCTTAGTACCGAACACTTCTTGAACGTCTTTAGTCAACTGATCCATTTGCTAGCTCCTTTTATCGATTCAATACAAGTATTATATACCCAAAACGATTTATTGTCAAATTTTTACGTGCTGTAGGAACCAATCGGCGATCTTTTTGTGCCCTTCTATTGAGGGATGTTTAAGTCTAGAGTAGTACTTTTCGTAACCCTCTGGAATATCTAATAATGTATGCTGTGGATTTTTAATACCCTGACCCCAAGTATCATTGATTATATCAATTAATGTATTACCTTTTATATTATATCCAATAAAATCAGTAAAATCATATAATCTTTTAATATTATCATTACTATAATCTAATGCATTATCAAATAGATTAAATTTTATAATCCTGACATTGAATTTTTTACTAAGCATTTCCAATATGCTCAATACATAAAAATGGTCTGTTTCAAAAATAGTACTACTAGGACCTTCTTTTAATAATTTACGGTCAATAATACTTTCACCATAATGGTGATCTACTACTTTCTCACAAAACATTGCTTGAATTCTATCACGACCTGAGGTAGTAAATCCAAATAATACAATGTCATTTTCTTTGATATTACCTGATAATAGATTCAACCATAACTTATCTAATTGAGGATAATTACCGCTACCACGTACTGCATAATTAATCAATTCTAAATTCAAGTGTTTGGCAATAATAGAAACAAAACTAACATTATATTTTAAATATTCAACACGGTCATCATACTTCATATTATGTACAGGTTTAATGTTTTTAGGAATTTCTTCTAAAAAATCATCCTGATCGCCCACGATAAAACTATCACCGAATGCATGTAATTTTACCATTGACCTTCTCCATTATATGAATATGTGAAACTAAAATCTAGTTGAGGATATTTCTTTATCGCTGTTTCATATACTTCACTAAATGTGGTATTAGTTTCATGTATACCACTTAGTTTCTTTGCACGTTCTGCACCAACTGAGTTTGCACTACTCATGTCAAAGAAACTCCAGGCATTATCACGCTGTTTAAAGTCATAATCAAAATTAGCAGTCCACTTACCTGATTCATCGATATCAAATTTTATATTGGCAGTAAAATTACCAGCTAATACATCACCAAATTCTTTTCTATCTAATTCAGGTTCGAATCGGATATTGATACTATATGCACCACGTGTGATATAGAATAATCTCAGTAAAGGCCATATTTCATTAACAAGCGAATCCGCAAAAGCATTAATGCCAGTCTTGCATATTCTAAAATCAAATTGTTCAAATTCGATTTCTTTGACCTGCATATGTTTTAGATTTAAATCATAATGCTTTACAATATCATGTCTGTCACCAAACAATGTATTCTTTTCATTAACTAGATTATTCAAGAAAATAGCAAATGCTTTTAATCTAATTAATCTATGATATTTGCTATTAGTAAAATCTTCACGTATCCAATCGCCTTCATAACTCATTTTCGCAACACCGAACCTAGTCATGTGTTGTGCCACAATAGTTTCAGGTGTGATATTGAATCCTGCACCTGCGGGAATTGTATTGAGGCTAGTGTTTCTATTGCGCCATATCATCACCATTGTTTCAAAGTGGTCTTGGTGTTCTTCTGTGGGGAAGCCTGTAATCCATGTACTGAACCCATCAATGCCAACGATAGCACCATCACGTAAATTCTGTTCAATGTCTTTAACAGTTACGCCCTTGTCCATGTCCTTCAACACTTTGTCACTTCCCGATTCAATGCCATAGCTAAGTGCAACACAGCCTGAGTCTGCCAGGTCTTTGAAGAATTCAAGATCCATACGTTCGTCACATCTTGCATATCCAGTCCAATGTATTTTAATACCAGATGCAATGATGCCTTTAGCGAAAGCACGTAGTTCTTTTAGGTTACCATTGACAAGACTATCTAAGAACCAAAATACATCTACACCTCTGTTGTAGTATAGGTCTATTACTTCGTTAATAACCTTGCTAGCCATTCTACCACGATACTTCCAAAAGTGTGTCTCACTACAGAACACGCACTTAGCAGTACATCCACGTGATAGTTCAAAGTTTACACCATTAGGAATGTTGTAATCACTGGGTGGAAAAAAGCTATAGTCAGGTGTAGGCAGATTATCTAAGTCTAATCGTTCACCTTCTTCTTGTCTGATATGCATAGGCTTATCTAACACAGCACCTGATTCAATGTGAGACAATATTTCTAACAACATTTGCTCACCTTCACCAGTGACGATATAATCGTATTCTGGTTCAGGAATCCAATAACCATTCTGACATTCAGGTCCACCTACCATGATTTTTACATCAGGTTTGCGTTGTTTTAATTCTTTTACAAACCACTTAGTTGGTTCTGCATTACAGTAGTATAGACTAAAACCCACAGCATCAATGTTCTTTTCAATGATTAAATCAATATATTGACGCATCATTGGTTCAACATACTTGTGAAGTTCTTCGTAATAATTATTGTTCGTCCACTTCCAGTCTCTGTTACCGTCCCATGGGTTGTAACCCAGGTTCCATCTACTGCTTTGTTTAAATAGTTTTGCGTTTAAGTCATATGCGTGTGTTTCGTAGCCAGCACTCTTACTAACTGCCGCAAGTCTAGCAACATTATATGGGGGAAAATTAATAGACCATTCAGGTAGAATGAAGAAAGCTACCTTAGTCTTTCTGCTGATGTTTTCAATCTTAACTTCTGTAAGATTGCTTTGTGGTTTGTTTTTTGCGTAAGCACTTAATGCGGTGAGAATGCGCTGGTCCCGGTCGTCATCACCTTGCTCTTTTTTTCTAACTACTGGTGGCTTACGTAAATCTGTGATTTTACGCCATCCATATTTTTTTTCTGTCATCGTTTATTTAATAAAGAAAGGGACTGTTAATCCCTTTCTGTCTTATCGCTTCTCTACGATCTTGTCAATTAGACCATATGCTAGTGCTTCTTCTGCACTCATAAACTTATCACGATCCATGTCACGTTCAAATTCTTCGTATGTCTTACCTGCACTGTTGTGCTTGACATAGATTTCGGTCAAACGCTTTTTCAAGTACGTGATTTCTTTGTAGCTGATTTCAATGTCACTTTGCATACCACGTGCGCCACCACTGGGTTGGTGAATCATATGTCGTGCATTGGGCAACATGAAACGTTTACCTTTTGCACCTGCTTGTGCAAGCAAACTACCCATACTACATGCTTGACCCATAACGATTGTTTGCACATCTGGACCAATAAATTGCATACAATCATAAATTGCCATACCAGCAGTAACACTACCACCTGGGCTGTTAATGTATAAGCTAATGTCTTTGGATGAATCTTCACTTTCTAGGTACAGTAACTGTGCAACGATAAGGTTAGCCATTTGGTCATGAACTTCACCCTCAAGCAAAATAACACGGTCACGTAGTAGACGGGAATAGATATCGTATGAACGTTCACCTTTAGATGTTTGTTCGAGGACGATTGGGACTAGAGACATAAACTTCCTTTATAAAATTGTGAATCACAAGTATAAAGGAAGTTTAATTGTTTGTCAAATGTTTTTGGTAATTATTTGCGTTTCTTGCGACCAACGCCACCATCTGTTGGCTCACTAGTAGCTTTTTGCTTTTTGGATCTAGAGCCACCAGACACGATATCTGCCGCGGCTTGGGCAAAATCTTCTTCACCTTCCAAACCATCAACTGGTGGTTCACCTGGTTCTGCACTGACACTATCATCAGTTCTACCCAATTTGAAACTGAAGCCGCCACCCTTTGGATCGTTAGCACTTGATTTGTTTTCTACACTAATGTCACCATCTAGTTTAGCAGGCCATTGTGTAGAGAATAACAGTTGTCCACCTTTATAGTCAGTATATTGCTGAACAAAGTTCATTTCTAATATTTCTAAGATAGCAGCCTTGAAGTTAGGGATAGCATCATTTTCATTGATTGCTTTTGCTACTGCCTTCTTCATGTTATAAATTACTTTACCACCTTCACTAGCATTGCTCTTTATACCACTAAACAACCCATAATATTTGTTAGGCAAGTGTACCTCATTCTTTGGATTATCTTTGTGTGAGTTATAACTTTGTACACATAATTCCATTAATTTTGGACTCTTTTGTGCTAGTGGCAAATACTTAGACCACTCACTAGGCAATGATTCAGGTGCGATTCTATATAAGAAATCTATAGCTTCGAATGCTTGAGTGATAGTGCTTGGAATCTGACCCTTTGGATTCTTCTTTTGACAGATTTTAATAAACGTAACAGCATCCTCAAAGTTAGGATCTCTTAAAACACTATCAGGAATCTTTAAACCACTGATAGCTGGTGGCGCGCCGCCACCTTGACCTTTACTAGAGATATTAACACTATGGTCTGTGGATGCATTCTTAATCATAGCAAAACTGTCAGCTAAGTTTGTGTTTGCTTTAGCTGGGAAGTTGATTAACAAGTCATCAGTCTTGCCGCCTAGCCATTGTTCAAACTGAGCCTTCTTAGGGAAACGACTACGATTGTATAACAACGCAAGAACACCTAAATATTCACCTGCATAGTCAATGATGGCTGAACGAATGTTGTTAATTTTCTTGTCACCTGATTGATACTCTGGGGGTAAAGTTACTGCCTCACCTGCTACAATGTATTCTGCTAATTGTATAACAACACGACCATACTCTGTGCTTTGTAGTGTTGGATTATTTACGATAACTTCATACAAATCAGATGCAGGGATATCTCTATCAGTGATACCAATCTGTGATGGTTTGACTAATAGTGCTTCTTTACTAGTAACCTCGCCACCTTTCTCTGCCGCACCACCGCCGAACTCAGCAGTCTTTGCCAAATTACTCAATGGAATTTCTTGACCGTCAGTAGTTCTAACTTTAATTGTGCCCTTGAACATACCAGTATCTTTCAACTGGATCATTCTTTTAGCTTCACGTGGGTCAATAGTAACTTCGTCTTGATCTACAGTAACGAAGGGCTCACGATTTTTGATTTTCTTGATGAAAGTTTCCCAACGTTGTGGGCGGTTAGCAAACTCACTTGGAGCAAGATTACTAGCTTCTGAAAGATTTTGGATTAGGTCTAATAAGTCACGCATAATGTGTATTTATGCAAATTAGCACTTAAACACATTTTGATTTTTGAACCACTTGCGCTTGCTATGTGCGCTCTTTAATGGAATTCCTAGTTTCTTGAGTTTATCTCTAAAGATAAAGAAACTAGGACCATGACTCATGATAGGCTCTCTGCCTTGCTTTAGTCTTTTTACGCCTTCAACATCCCACTGATATTGATGGCACATTTCGTGTGCTAGAACAATGACTAGCCACTGTCTGCAATACCACTTATCCATCATGCGTATTTTGCAGAAACTTTTAGTCTTTGTAGGCATCTGCAATGCTCCATAGCACATGCCCCAGTATTTGCGGCAACGTCCCATGACTTCAATCTCGGGCATAATCAATTTGTTATTGAATACATGCTTGTTCAACATACGATATAATCTTACCACTTCGTCATAATCGGTTCTATAACAAAGGCGTTTTTGATATGCAATGGGCGGTAATTCCTCACGCATTAGTTCGGCAAGATTGTTTTTTTTGAACATGATTGTATTTAGTGTACTTTCCTAAGAAAAAATACACACATTTAAAATTGGCATTAAATATATTTTTAGGAGAAATTTATGGAAATTATCATTGGTCTAGTCGCAATTGTAGTCATTGGTTTACTATGGCAAGCAAATCGCAAAAAACCAGAAGCTCAGGTAGAAGCGGCACCTTATAAAGTAGAAGTTGCGACTGCACCCGTTGCAGAAGTAGCTCCGGTAGAGGCTGCACCTGTTGTTGAAGCTAAACCAGCAGTTGAAGCTAAACCAGCTAAGAAGCCAAAGGCAGCGGTTCGCACTGCTAAACCTAAAGCATCTACAGCTAAACCAGCTAAAACAACAAAGCCTAAGGCTGCAAAAAAGCCTAAAGCAAAACCTGCTAGTCAAGCTTAATGAACATAGGGTTTGATGTAATTAGCGACCTTAATCTGGACGCTGAGGATCATTTCGATTGGGAGGGTAAAGCTACTAGCCTTTACCTTATCATTGCCGGCAACATCAGCAACGATTTGAGAGTCATACATCAAACACTACTTCATTTAAGTAGGTTCTATCAGGGAATCTTTTATATATCCGGTGATACTGAGCATGAATCCATGCACTTTGTAAAGCACAGACACCAAGAAATAGCAAAGTTATGTAAATCTGTTAATAACGTAGCATATTTACATAAACACGTTGTCATCATCAACGGCATCGCACTATTAGGATGCAATGGTTGGTATGGAAATAAAATAGAATTTAATGATGACCTTGAGAAGTTGCATCTACTTTCTCAGAATATGGAAGATGTTGTATATCTATCAGGTGCTATAGAAAAATTACAGCTTCATTTAGATGTTAAAAAAGTCGTAGTTATTACGCACAGTGTCCCCGGGCAAGGACTGTTCTTCGGTGAAGAACCTAACAATATCAGTGAATATTCCTCACCGCAACAAGCACTTGGTTCTGACACAGAACACAAAGTAACTCATTGGGTGTATGGAAGTTATGATAAGAATGTTGATGCCAAGATTGATAAAATCACGTACATCAACAATTCAGCGTTTAATACAGAACCTTATTGGCCCAAACGCATAGATATAGAGATTTAATTTTCCGCTTCTACTTTGACTTGTAGAGGGAATCCTTGACTACGTGCGTCAAGTGTGACTTCAATACCTTTTTGTTCAGCAATCTCATAGGGCAATACAGCAACAACCGCACTACCTTTGTTATGAATATCGTGTGTTAGTGAGGTAGCAGTATCCTCATTGTAGCTGAAATAGTCAATCAAACTATTGACCACAAAGTTCATGCTAGTTACGTCATCGTTGATATAGATGATTTTATACAATGGAGGTTCTGCAAGAGCTAGATTGGGTTTGATTTTGACTTTTGTATCTGATTTGGACATTTTTCTGCTTTCTAAATGTGTGCGAGTTACCCCGCACACTTGTTTTTAACGAACTACTATTATATCACTTGATGTAATTAATAGCAATAGGCATGGGCTTTTGTTCCTCTGGGATTTCACGTTTCAAGTGAATGTTGAGGATACCCAATTCTAGTGTAGAGTAAATACCCACTACATGTTCAGCTAGTTGAAACTCACGACGGAAATTACGTTCGCTGATACCTTTATGTAGATATTTCGTTTCCTCTGTTTCTAGTACCTCAGCACGTTTACCTTCAATGACCAAGATATTCTTATCCTTAGTAATTGATAAGTCATCTAGACTGAAGCCTGCAACAGCAATACTAATCACATATTCATCTTCATTCTTTTGAACGATATTATATGGTGGATAGTTGGTGTTAGCTTGTTGAGCATTCACACGTAGCAACTCGTCAAAAATGTTATCGAAACCGATACCAAATTTGTGAATTGATGGAATGTCTAAGGAACGAAGGGTTAAAGTTTTTGTCATGTTATTCTCCTATTAAGCAAGTATGACGTTTGATTTCAGACCCGACCATCGGCATCTGAATACGTATTTATTTTATAAAAAACACGCAAAAAATTCTACTATTTTGGAACTTAAAACAGTTTCTTCGGGAGACTCTGGTCTCTCAAATACTTTTGCCATCTACGTTTAGCCTGGCTTTTAGCAAGTTTGCGGCGTACAGTTGGTTTAACGAATTGTTCACGGTCGCGGACTTCCTGTAACAGGTTCTGGTCTGCAATCTTCTTTTTGAACTTACGCAATGCTCTTTCTACATTGCCGTCGTTAACGATAACTGTTCTACCTCTCATACTAGTGCTTTCGGCTCCAAAATTAAATGTCTGTCTATATTTATCTCCGTGACATTATTTTCACGATATTTCTTGGTATTGAACATGTGTGGCATCAATGCACGTTCAATTTCAGTATGCAGACCACGGGCACCCGTTTTCAATGACAATGTATTCTCTGCAATTTGATCCAATGCATCTTCGCTAAATGTTAATTTGATGTTGTCCAGACTTAGCAAGTAAGTATATTGGGCAATATAGTTGTTCTTAACTTCTGTTAATACACGGATAAGTTCTTCCTTAGTCAAATCTTCTACGTTAACTGTGGTAGTGAAACGGCCAATGAATTCAGGAATCATGCCAAACTTAACTAAATCGTCAGGGCTAACGTTAGATAATTCTGATTCTTTTCTATTGTCTTTAATCTGTGCTCCGAAACCAATGCTAGTTCCGTTTTCTCTATTGTTAATAATCTCTTTCAATCCAACAAAAGCACCACCTGCAATGAATAGAATATTCTTAGTGTTGATTTCAATCATATCACCACCTGGGTGCTTACGACCACCACCTGCGGGGATACGACAGATTGTGCCCTCGACCATCTTTAATAATGCTTGCTGAACACCTTCACCACTAACGTCACGTGTGATGCTGGCACTCTCACTTTTACGTGCAATTTTGTCGATTTCGTCAACAAACACAATACCACGCTCTGCTAGTTTAGAATCACCACCTGCGGCATTCAATAACATACTAATCATGGATTCAACGTCATCACCTACATATCCAGCTTCGGTGATACTCGTTGCATCTGCTACTACAAAAGGAACTTCGAGGTACTTTGCTACTGTTTTAGCAAGTAATGTTTTACCACTACCAGTAGGACCTACAAGCAATACGTTACCTTTGCTAATTTCTAAGTCCTTAGGAGGCCTGTTGATACGCTTGTAATGATTGGCAATGGCTACGCTCAAAACACTTTTGGCACTATCTTGACCGATAACATGTTCATCTAAGAAAGCCTTGATTGATTCAGGGTCGTATGAAATATCCTGTCGTTCAGGTTTAACAAATTCTTCATCTTCCATTAACTTAGTGCATAGGTCAATACAGTCACTACAAATGGCTACGTTGTCACTTACAATAAGTTTCTTTACGTTATCTTTGTGGTTATCACAAAATGAGCAATGGTCTAATTTTTCTAATGTCATAGAGTTATACTTATCTTTTTATTAATCACACGCAACTTTCGTGTGCGACCACATTCAAGTCAATTCTCTCTGCGTCACGTAATACAGTGGGCATGTTATTCAATTCGATCTTGATTATATTCTTTTCAACTTGATTGCCATATACAATTAGGTCATTCCCAGCATCAAAAAATGCTTTTTGTTTCCCGGCAATACTGTCAGGAACGTAGCAATTCTTATACAAGACTTGATTATGTCCTGTTATCTTAACTTGTATTCTAGGTGGATTGTGTAAGAACGTATCTTTCAATGCCTGTGTAATAAGAATGTCGTTGAACTTGTATGTAGATTTTTTACCAAGAATCCAATCCTTAGGGTCCTTAGCCATGATAGTGATGTTACCTGGACTTGGTGAGAACAAGCCATTGCTACCATCTTGTAACGCACCCAATGTATCATTCAATGCACTGATGTAGTTATAGTTCCATTTAATTTCTAACGGAATTTCTAAGATGGCATCACGATATACATCCACAGCAAGTTTGTGAACACCTTGCGTAACAACAAATGCCTTTGTTGGGTAGTCACGCATTACATTAATCAATAGTGCATCACCTTTGTTCTTGTAATCCATGTACGTTTGATATTGTGTGTAATGTTTATTATCCACAATTGCTGGCTTTGAACCTACACCTAAGATTCTGTCAGCGATTTTATTTGAGGATACATTTACATCCAACACAACATGCACTTGATTATCAACCTTAAAGGTATTAATAACCTTAAAGTTAGAAATGTATGCAGAACTATAAACCAACAATTCGTTTTTGATTAGTTTATAGTTATTTGCATCACGCTCATTGACTACAATAGTACCTGCTTCAAATTCAATCGCTGTTCTAAAGGCATTGTTCTTTGCCTCTTCGAATGTACTACCTTCACCACTGACTTGTACAGCATTTGCTAGAGGTGTTACGACCAACAATAACACCAGTAGTAGTTTTTTCATCATTGTCCTGAGATAAGGCCACGAACTTTCTTCAAATCTTCGCTATCATTCTTATTCCAAACGATAGTGCAGGCAATAGTCTTGCCATCAAGTACACTAGTTTCTTTGATGCTGAAACCTACAAGCTTGCCTTGACTGTTTGTAGTGATAGTGCGAACGGTATCAACATCACTGTTAATCAATGCTTCGCGGATACTGTAGTTTGTATCCTTTTCAGAATCATCACTTGCCATATCAACGTCTTGACCTAATTCAGTCTTAGACTTTACACGGTCCTTTTGATTTTCATTCTGTTTGTTTTTGATACGTGAAGTGCGGCTCTCGTTCACGTTTGTGCCAAACACATAACCAACAACGTTTGCTCTTGCATTGTCACAGGCTAGTAATGTGGTTGATTTTTGCAGTAATCGGGTGGCACCGACGCTTGGTTGAATGCCAACTGCCTCGATAGATTCGATTGTGCATTTGTCACGCTGAATCCAACCGCAACTTTTATCAATCTTAATACGCTCACCTGGAACCTTTGTATTAAATGACTGTGAAGTGATAGTTGGGATTTCGCCCTTACCAGGGGTTGACATGAAAGAAGAACAACCTGCAAGTGATAATGCGATTAAGAGAGATACAAGTTTCATGGAATACTCCGATTTAGTTAACGTACAATTATTGTACACTAAATCGGAATAAATGTCAATTATTTTTGGTTCAGTTTATTGATCTTTATATAATCTTCAATTTGGGCACGTTCATCATCGGTTAATAGTTCTGGGTCATATTGACCTTTTTCTATGGAACTGATTAGGTACTCAAGGTATTTGGTATTATACAAATAGGTGCTTGATGTTTCTTTGTTGCTTTCGATCCATCTGTTACCGTCAAATTTGAAAACCTTGTTTGGTAAGATATCAACACGGGTAAAATAGTCACCTCGATTAGCAGATTCTGGGAACTTACTACCAAAACTACTGTTAACTTCTTTGCCATGCTCAACATTCAACATGAAAAATTCTGGGTGTAGATTTTTCAACACATCCTTCTTCATGTGACCACCCTTGTATGATACATAATCATCTGGTAGTTCAGTATAAGGTAATGGATTAGTTACAACCATCGTAGTATCAGGATCGACTACTGGTTCAACAATTGGTTCAACTGTAGGTTCTACTTTCTTTACTCTAGGCTTGCGCTTTTTCTTTGGTTTTTCTTCTACTACCTCTGGTACAACTTCTGGCTCTGGCTTGTACACCATCGGTGTCAAGTTTTCAAAGTGTACAAACTTTTCATTCAAGTATGGATGTTGTTCAACTATAGATTTTTCTTCTTGTACTTCTTCTTGTACTTCTTTGGTCTCAACAACAGGTTCTTCTACAGCCGTTTCGTCATAGTCATCGGGATGTTCACCTGGATCAACAAACTTCATTGGCTCAGGGAATAATTCATCTTTAACCAATAACTCACCAGTTGGCAATTCTTCTGCCGCTCTAGCCTGCAATTGTTCTAACACTTCCTGATTGATAGGACCATCATCTTGTTCATATTCAGGTTCTTCATTGTCCCACTCTTTACTTGCGTTAGCCGCAAGAACTAGTGCGATAGCAAGTGGATCGAATACAGCAACTAATAGAATGATAACCCAACGAACAGCGGCTTCTAGCATGTTTTGGTCAGCATTGTCACCATAGATTAATGCGGCAATATACTTAATTGGACCAACTTCCGCTTCTACTTTGCGATTCTCAGCCGCAATAGGTGCTCGTTCTTCGTTTAGTTTAGCAATTTCTTTTTGTGCATCGCCGATTTCTTTTTGTAACTTAGTACGCTCACCTGCTTGTTGTCTACGAATAGCGACCGCACGTTCAGCACCCTGCTCACTATCACTACGTCCTAGTCGTGCATCAACTTGTGCATCCATTTGTTGTAGTGCTTTACGTGCTACTTCGATGTTGTCACGTTGGGTCTTAATCTTTTCGTCATACAATGATAGTTTAGCTTGTACATCACCTGATGTAACACCCTGATCCATGTGTGCTTTAGATAAGAATCCAAAGATACCCATGCTTGTGAGTAATGCTAGTGCAACGACAGCAGGTACTAGATAAAGTTTGAGTACCCAACTAGCACGATGCCAGTACTTACGTAGCCAAACTGTTGTGGTGATCTTGCCTACTTCGAGGATACCACCCATGATGATAACAGGAATAACTGCTCCAGCAAAGATAGCAGTTAAACCAATGATACTGTAATAGGCCGCTACTGTACTCAATGACAGTGCGACCAATAATGTTAGATTAGAGAATGATAAAAATTTAAGGCGCATCTAATATTTAGTTGTAATAGTCCCCATATTATAGCTATATTATGGGAATAGGTGACCATAGTGTTCTTTAAACTGCTCCCATTCGAGCAAGAACCTAGCAGGAATACCAGGACCATTCTGTACAGAATAAGTTACCCAGTATTGTTCCTCGTCACGGCGTTTGATTTGCATGATGGTAATACTGTTACCATCTTCAAACGTATATGATCTACCTATATACTGTTGTAGTTCGGATGGAATCACTCGTCATCCTCTTCTAGCATGGCATTAATTTCTGCCATGCGCTTCTTACGTGCTTCTTCCTCTAATACACCGTGTTCAGTTAATTCAAGGTCGCTTTCGCAGTAAGGACATACATATTTTGCTTCATCATATTCGTTACCGTCTTTATCTTCCCACTGCCAATCTGCATCATAACTTTGACCAGTCCATTTGCACTTGGTACATTTGTGTGTAGGTTCAGGTGGAGTATCAGGTGTATGCCAACTATCTTCATCACCTAATTCGTAGGTAACATCGTATCCACCTTTGCGATCAGTCCAACAATCATCATATTGGTGATCCCATTCAAGGTCTACGTTATTGTCGTATGCATCACTAATGAGTGTTTCAATATCAACTTCACCATCTTCTATTTGTTTGAGTGCCGTTGCAATTTCATCCTCATCCATGTCAGGATAAATCTCACTTAGTATTGCTTCATCAATTTCAATAGCATATTGTCTATCAACTTGATGCCATTCATGTTTAACTAGAGTAACCATTTTTATTTCCTACAGAATATATAATTAGCGAATGCGATGCCAAAACTCAGTGCCGCATCGACATAGCGCCCTTTAGCTAATGATTCAATTCCACCTGCAATTAAGAACCCAATCAAGAACCAGGTAATCTCATTTGCGTTGGTCATGTACCATTCACGAAACTTATCTAGATAGTTATTCATTTTGTATTTTCCTTTGCGTTTTTGTAAATCTTGTAGATGATTCTACAGATAGGTTGGATGATAAAAATGCCCCAGAATACTCCGGTGACAAACATACTAAATTCATTTAGTGTCAGCATTTTCTTACTTTGCTTTACGATGCCCAAACCAATAGCCTGCGTAGAAAGCAATGCTAACTACGCAAGCAAGTCCTGTAAGCATAAGAATGTTAAGGACTAGCATTTAATTAATCCCAGCTTGAACTAGATGAACTAGAGCTAGAACTATCACTCCAGCTTGATGAACTGTCCGAACTAGAGCTAGACCAACTTGAGCTACTGCGGCTAGAACTGTCATCGTCCCATGAGCTAGAACGTGAGCTAGAGCTAGGTGTGTCATCCCAAGAACTAGAACGGGTGCTAGTTGTAGATGGGGTGTCATCCCAACTAGTGTCACGCTTAGGTGTTTCACGTACAACCTCACGTTCAATCACTCGGGTAGTTTCATGGTCATGATGATGTGAACCACCCATCATGTTACCAAGTACCATGCCCATTGCAAAGTCACCAGAGCTAGAACCATTATTAACGACTGTGGTAGTCGGTGCTGGAGTAGAATTCATACGTGCATACGCTTCACGACCACGTGCAAGTGCGGCTTCTTCATTAGCCTTTGCTTCGGCACGTTCTGCACGTGCATTAGCTTCACGGATAGCAAGAGCGGCAGTTTCTTCCTTCAATTGTGCCTTGGTCTTCTTTGGCAGTAGCACATCAGGGTTAGAAGGATCAAAACGTTCATTACCATAGTTAGGATGTTGACGCAAGATTTCACGTGCGGCTTCTTCTTGACGTTCTTTTTCACGTTGTTGGCGCAGTGCCTCGATACGTTCATCTTCTTCCTTACGCTTGGCTTCTGCTTCCTCTTCCTTCTTGCGGTTGTACATAACATAGATAAAGCCGCCCGCACCAGCAAATAGGATGAATCCAATCACAAAGTCACGCCAGAAGTGACTTTCCTCAATAGCCTCAATCTTTTTGACTTGTGGGGTGATTGCTTGTTTCAGACTTTCCACGCTAGATGCCGGTGCAAAGTCGAGAGTTGGGTTCAGACCTGTAGCGATATCAAGAGCCTTCTTTGCCTTTTCTTGATTGCCAAGACCTGCTTGTGCTTGTGCCATTGCGTAGAATGCTTTGGCAGATTTGGGATGATTGCGAATGATTTCCTCAAGACCCTTTTCTGCGGCTGAGTAATTTTGTTGTTGGATCAAAGTTTGGATTTGATCGAATGACGCCTCAGCTTGAGCCATAAGACTGGCGACACTGAAGGCAAGAGCAACTAGAACCTTTTTCATAAACACTCCATGAGTTGATTGATATATCAATTATATAAGAAAAGCGGTTTGTTGTCAACCGCTTTTCTGTGTACTTTTACTTACTTACGTTGATAAACGGGATGTTGTTACCAAGTACTGTGTTGGGAAGTTTACCATCCCATTTTTCAATTGCTTGTAGTTGAACATATTGGGCACCGCCGTTACTTTGAATAGCTTGTGCTTGAATACTGATAGCCTTCGCTTCACCTTCAGCTTGTGCGATACGAGACTTGGCTTCAACTTCAATACGTTGCAGGTCTTGTTCAGCCTTCAGTTTCGCTTGAGTAGCGATAACCTTCTGTTCAATAGCCTTTTGATATTCAGCACTGAATCCAAAGTTGACCAAACTCACGTTGTTGATAGAGATATCGAACGGCGCGACTTTAGCACTAATATGTTGTGTGATTGCCGAACTAACTTCATCACGCTTGGTAATCAGTTCCTCACTGTTATACTTCGCAGTTACAGCCTTGAATGCTTCGTTGATTGCAGGACCAAGAACTTTGTCATCAACGTTCAAGCCGAACTCTTTGTAGATGTGTGCGACCTTGTTACCACTAAGACGGAAGCCAACTACAATATCAGTGTGAACTTGTTGCAAGTCTTTAGTACCAGCACTAGCCGCTTTCAATTCAGCACGTTGCAAACGAACATCGACCTCACGGACACTTGAGATAGGATTGACAAAGTGGACACCTTCACTCAATGTATTAGGGTTCACTTCACCCAATGTAACCTGTACACCAACATGTCCTGGACCGACTACGGTGAATGATTCAAAGATAAACACGATAGCGAACAATAGTGCGCCACCAAGAATACCCAATTTACTTTTCTCAAAAAGTACATAAGTTGCTACCGCAATTACGACAGCAAGCAAAAAAGCCAAGGTAAGAATAAACATGAAAAACTCCTTTAAGGATTAAGTTAAGAATTGTAGTGTAGCATTGACACGATTAAATGTCAAGTGTTTATTGGGTTGGTTTCCTCAAACTCTTTTCAAACCATTCAGTGAGGCTACTGTTCAATGTAACAGTGTTGTCCTCATAGAATTCATGTTCACACGCTACACGAATCATTTTATACAATTCGATAATCTTTTTTGGATGGTCATAATCTTGACGAACCTCACGCTTGATGATTCGCTTCATCATCCATTCTTCAAACTTGTTCATATTACGCTTTCAGTATTTCAAGCATTTGTTGCTTGTGATGGTTGATATACGATTGTGCTACTCGGATCATGAACTCAGCATGTTCCAAACTTGATGGAACGATGACCTTCTCACCTCGTTGTAGTTCTTCCAGTAAGAGAATTTTTTCTGTATCAGAGTAGGGAATCATTCTTCAACACCCAACATCTTCAAAATTTCTTTTCTATACTTGCCATCTTGAAAGTCATCCGCAATCCTGTACAAGATTGTATAGCAACCCATTGCGGCTATTTCATCATGTTCGGGACGATATTCAACACCAGCAAGACTAGCAAACTCCGGTCCCCAGTATTGTTTGTTGTCCTCAATATAATTACTTGTCATCACGGAATCGAACAAAGCGAGGGAAACGCAAACTGTAAGTACCATCTTGGTTCTGTGTAATCACATCACACATGACCTCAGCAGTGCGACCAATGATATACTGGCTATCACGCCAATAGTTATCTCGGTCAGCGTCACTAAAACCACTACCAACGTTGACTGAAATTTCTTTTCCGTCATCCATACCTGCACAAACAAGTGCTCCCAGGCGTCCGACATTACGTCCAGTACCTTCTTCAACACCTACGACCTCCAAGTCTACAGTGATAGTTGGCTTCCACTTCATCCAGTCTGTACTACGCTTGCAGATATAGGGAGCTTCCATTTCTTTAATCATAATGCCTTCGAACCCTGCGTTAACATTGTCCTTAGCATAGCGATCCAATTGGTCACGACCTGCCGCTGTGTCGAGGTCGACCATGATGTGAGGCAACAATTCAACATTGTCCATTTCGTCAATGACAGGACGCAATGCATCCAATAGTGCAATACGCTTACTCAACTGAGCATTCCAATGACCACGACGGAAGTCTGCCAGAGGGATAATGTCAAAGACATTAAACACACTGTCATCGGCTTGAACGTCAGTCTTACGGCGCGCTTGGCGCATAAGTTCTTGGAAACTATTACCCATGACCTCACCGTCAAGCACAAATCCATCAACAAGACTACGACCCTGATCTACCTTACTACATGCACGGACAATCTTAGTGAAGTTGTCACGCACTTGATCCTCGATATGACTAAAGTTGTCAAACTGTTTGCCGTTACGACTGAAACAGATTGTAGTAATCTCGCCTGTGTCGCTGGGAATAACCATCAACAGATTGCGAACACCATCCAACTTAGGTTCGAGGCGTTTCTTGCCCTTCATTTCAGGACGGCCTTCACTATTGGTTGCAAGTTGACAACCAAACACAGGGATTTCGTATTCAGTATTTTTACAGATTTTGTTGATTGTCTTGTCACTAATACCTGCACGAAGGTCTCGGCGAATAACAGCCGCACAGAAATTGTTCCACTCGTCAGTATTGAAACGTTCGGAGATATTGTCAATAGCAGTGAGTGCGGCATTACCAGTCAGTTCACGCTTACTGAGTTTGGTCAGTAGTTCGTTGAATTCATTCCAGGGATTTTCTGCATCAATGATACCGACGGTATCGGGGACTTTTCTGACACCGAAAGTCACGAAAGGGTTATAGGTTGCTTTGGTCAAGCCCAAGAAGATTTGAGCATTAATACTACCGAGAGTTGCGGCTTCAAGAGCCTGTTTGATAACGTCCTCTTTGTGCAGGCGACTATCAGATTCATTCAGCTTTTTGATCCAAGATGCAGACATGTGATTCCTTAACAATTTATATGACTATTATAGCAGGTATTGGATTTATTGTCAAGTAACACTATAGTATTACAATAGACCTTCCATGTACGCCTCTGCACGATTGCGACACTTGGTGATTTCCTCAATAGGTGCATCTACATAAGTGCAACCAGCACGAAACATATCAAGCTTCACTTGCTTGTAATGGTCATAACCAAAACGACACAAGACTGTAAGCACCATCATACCAATAAAAAACTTCATTCTACCACTCGATACTTTGAGAAAGGGTAAGTTTCAATCAGCCACTCTAGTAGTTCTTCACTATAGGGTAGTCTGATTGAATCATATTTGTTTGTAATGTATTTCACAACCATGCAAGACTGAACCATTCAAAATTTTTGCGGACGCTGAATCCATAACCATGTATGGTGCTGGATTCATGTAGGGCATCCACATTGTTTTTTTGCATCCAAGACAACATTTGTAAAAGTTCATCAAATGTTTTTACAAAATAGTGGTGACGAGGATAACCTGCAACTTGATAGACTTTCATTACCAACTCGAATTGTAAAACACTTTGCGTTTCAAAAACAATTCTGCCTTAGCATTAACACAGAATTCTAAGTCTTTTTCGTAATAGTAGTCATCACTAGGGTTACCGAAAAAGAACCCTGTAGTACTGAGCTTTGCAACAACACCTGACTTGATATCTTTTTCAAGTTTGTCAATATCTTCCCAGGTCAATTCAACTTCATCACCGTTGAAGTCACCACTATTACCTTTTGCTTCCCAGAGTTTTTGCATCCAACCTTGAAGATTAGGATGCTTGCGCCAGTAAGCAATCTCTTGATGGTTGTCATAGTCATCGTTTGCTTTACTAGCAACGTATGCGTATTGATCCAGTCCCATATTAACCTCCAAAGCCTACACAAGATTCAAACACTTCAATGAGTTCTTCATCGCTCATAGTGTCAAGATCATCAGGATCGGTGATGTTGTCTTCCTCGTCACAATCAAAGTAACGCGGAATGCCATAGCCGTTAGAATCACGGACAAAATTTTTCAATCGTTCAATAACAAGTTGACGCATTTGCATTTTTATTTCCCACAGAGTTTAACGATTTCGTCAACAGTCTTGTTGGACTGTGCGAATGCAGTACGGCAGTCAGCCTTAGTTTTAGCCTCATACGCATGATCTGCCGCGAGACCAGTCATAATAACTGCCCATGCAATCATCAACCATTTCATTTCCATTACTTTACTCCTAAGATTTCTTTTTCTTCATTAGACAATTTAGACAATGCTTTTTCTTTGGCTTCAACAATCTCCAATTGTCTACGCAAGTTTTCCTTAGTCATTACCGTGACTTCGGTTGTAGTAGTTTTACCTGATGCACGTTGGTGCGTGATTACCTGACTTTCTGCAGGGCACTTGGCGATAAAGAAGTTGTAACCTTTTGGATTGTCAATGTACTTGACTAGGCAACCCTCGGCTTCGACCTCGTACTTAACAAACGCATCATTGTTGTTGCCATCACGACAACCTGCCATTAGAAAGATGCCAATCAGAATCAGATATTTCATTTTACTTGCTCCACGGAAACTTCTTTAACTTTGTTAACACCGTTGTCAAGCATACGTGCGATGCCACTAAAGCCCACGGTTGCAACAATGATACCAAGAATAAAACCAACAAACAATTTAAACATTACAATACCTTTACACGGCTGAGTTGAGTTGAATTATCACGGTGAGCCTTGACATTACCTGTGATAGTGAGGAATGTGCCAATATCGAAACTTTCCTTACAAGCAAAGAACACGACTTGATCCTCACCAGTAATACCAGTGATATACCAAGTGCTCCACTTTTGAGACCAGACAGACTTGAGCACCTCGATATTCAGTGATACCTTCTCACCGATATCACCCACATAGCCACCACGTGCAAAGTTGATACGGCGATCAACGTCATCACGCTTGGCACTCTTTTCGTAAGTAGCAGGCAGACTTGCGATAATAGCAAGTTCAAGTTTGGTCTTGATTTCAGATTTACATGCGGCATCATATGCGCCCTTCATGAATTCTGACAATTGCTTGCCTTCAATCATTTTGAAAGTCAGACCCATAAAGTAGCGGCGCATTGCCTCGCTAACATCACGGCTTTCTTGTGTGATTTTAGTAGTGTCAGCCAACAGTTCTTCAACAATCATACGATTGGTCTTGTGATTAGGAACATCGGGCATGATTGCCTTGATATATTGCTTACCGTTTTGAACGTATGCTTGCCAAGAAGCCGCCCACACATCATCGGCTTTGTAGTTCAGTGACACAGGCATATACGTCTTAGTAGGCTTGCGATAGGCGTAGGGGTTGCGATAGCTCAGGCGGTTCGTTTCCTCGTCATAGTCATCAGCATGACCCATACGGCGAACTTCCTCGCTAGTCATATTTGAAACATCAACAAATCCTGGCATCACACTTCCTTTCAATCAATACACGTATTATATACCCAAACTGATTTATTGTCAACCTTGTTCATCAACCGTGAAATAGTCAGCATCCATGACTTTTTGGAGTCGCTGGGCCAACAGCATAGCATGACCATAACTATCCGATTGGATCTCTACTGTCATGGAAGCTTGGTCATGAGTGCCCATGAAGTTGTCCAGATTTGTAAACAACAGTGTTACTTTGTAAGTAGTCATTACATGCTCCAATACGATTCGCTAGAAGGAGAGCAGAAATACGGGGTGTCGTAACGCTCTTGGAAAGTCTTGCCTGATTGCAGATTCTTACGGGTCACAAAAGTTTCAAAAACTTCAACAATGAAACCCAGTTTACGCTTACCTTCAGCACATGCCTGAATGTAATCTTTAGTACTAGGAGCAAAATCTTGCTTTGCGACCAGTCGTTTACCTTCTTTGGTACGCTTGTCAGACTTGTAAATTTCCAGGGTGTATTCAGTGAGTTGAGACATTTCGTTCTCCGTTGTTTCAATCTATGTATAGATTATATGCCCAAACCGATTTATTGTCAAATTTTGGATACAAAAAAGCCCCGTTTCCGGGGCTAAAAAAGTGAATACTTTAGTATTAAACTTCTAACTTCGCCTTCATTATGGAAAGCATAGAGGCTTGGCGATCAATTTCTTGCTTAATTACCATAGCACGTTTTTCTAGATTAGAAAATTCCACTTGCAACGATGCAATATTTTTTTCCATCGCACTAGCAATAACAGATAAGTCAGCTGGACTCATTGTTAGTGTTAACGCCTCAGTTTTTTCGGTTTGTTCTGACATTTGGTATCCTTTAGTAAATTGTATCTAGTAATTATGCTAGATACTATCTACTATTATTTTTTCTGTGTGCTTTGATTGACAAAGCCATACATCTTTTCAGCAGTTTCTAAAATCTTGTCTAGACCTGGAAACTCTGGCATTTGAACTGTAGACACAATTTGTCCTGTCTTTTCGTCACGTGTGGCTGACATTTCCCAGCCATGAAACTTCATGCTGTATTCACTTTGAACCATATCTTTAGCCATTGCTAAGATATCAGCACGAATCTCGTAACCGTTTTTGTTGAATTTGACTTCTGGTAGTTTTGGTGTTAAATCTGACATTTCATGTCTCCTGTGTAAATGTGTGTTAAGTGTAACAGACCTATTCTGTTACAACAATTGTTTTGGCAATATTGCAGTAGACCACAATTCTTTATAGCGTTTGCGCAATCGTGCAAACTCGTTCATAATTTCGTTATGTTCTTTCCACAATTGTGCGTTGGATTCAAAAACATTTGCTTCGGGTACTTCTAGTGCCGCAGTGCGTTCACCTTCACCCTTCTCTTTTGTTTTCAAATTGTGCTTGATTGCTAGATGTTGAATCACTCTATTAGCCTCAATACAGTGCATGTAAACCTCTGGAATGTGATGGAACTTGGCCCACTCTAACATTTCACTGATTAACTTGTCACCGATGCCTTGGCGTTGATATTCATGTTCAACACTGACAGCAAGTTCCCAAGAACCATCTTTGTTTTTGGCCATGTGTCCCCATCCTACGCGCCTGTCATCAGTACGTGCATACCATAGTTCATGGTCTTTGTGATGATAACACATTTCCAAAATCATTTGGTCAATGTTGTAGTCACTAGCTCTATAACCAAAGCGAGAATATCTATCCTCTTCTGGCAAGTTTTTTAAATGCTTGCTATACTCTGGTATCTTATAGATACTAGTGCGTTGGATGTAAATCATAATTTATATTTTTTGGCTCTGTATTCTTTTGAAGATTTTACAGCTTCAAGGAATGAAATGAAAAGTTCTTTTAGAAATTTCATAGGAACCTCTTAGTTGCCATTTTTACTTCATAGTCACGTTCTAAACGTTCTACATCGGCAGTGTCTTGGGGATTATGACTTGTGATATAATCCTCTAACTTTGAACCGTATGTTTGCTCACTGATTAGACCTGTCAAAGGCACGATAATGCCCATGAGTGCTAACACTAGTACTGATAATAGAACACTAATCATGATTACTTAGCTTTCTTACTAGCGCAAGCCGCTGTTGGGAAGTACTCAGCAATCTTCTTAGTGAAGTTTACAAAAGGTGTACGGTCTGTAAGGATTTCTTGAACACCAGTAGCGGCAACAGAACCTGCTGTAATTGCTTCTTTAGTGTATGCTGTTTGTGCGTCAACAAAGTTGTTTAGAACTTTGGCGAACTCTTTGTGTTGAACGAAGGTGGAAACGAATTGTTTCTTACCGTTTTGAATGGCGTCGACGGCCTGGAATGCATATTGATTAAACATAATTTTCTCCTGTGTATGTGTTTAAGTGTGTGCCCTTTTATAGAGAGGACTAACTCTATAAGTATTTATTACCTACAAAGAGATTATAACATAATCTCTCTGTATTTTTCTAGAGCTTTGTGTCTAATCTCGTCTAACCTAGCTTGAATATGATCGGGTAATTCATCATTGTCATGGTCTGGGTTATACTTGATTAAACGGATTCTGCCCCTAGGGGCAGTAGCTAAATCTTCATCATCGGGGAGATTGTTTGGATCTTCCCCGAGATAGATAGAAGTTTTCCTATATGGATTACTTCTTAGGAGCTTCAGCTTTTTCGGGACTTTTAGTAGCCTCTGCTTTGGGAGCAGCCTTCTTGTCTTCCTTCTTCTTAGCCAACTTCATTTCAGTCTTAGGAGCTTCTGCTTTAGCGGGTGCTGGTGCAGATGCAGCCGGTGCTGGAGTTGCAGGAGCCTTTGCAGGTTCTGCGGCGAATGCTGTTAGGGAAAGTGCGGCTAATGTTGCGATTGCTAATTGTTTCATTTGTATCTCCTTGTGAAAAATGAAGTAGATTTTAGCGTCTACAATATAATAACGTGCTGGAAGACTATTCCGTTGACAGCTTCTTTGCCCGTTTAACTAAATACTAGATGTACTATATATCTTATCAGGGAATCTTTGACGGAACCAACTATGAAGATGCTAATACCCCACCTCAAATAAGCAAAGCATTGCAAGCTGGGTTTAGTTGTATGGTCAATGTTTGGCGAATTAATGGAATACTGTATGTTGGTAATGGTAGCCCAAATATTCAAATAACTGAAAAATATATACAAGGACCTAGATTCTGGATTAACGCTCAGAATGACGAAATGAAAGCTTGGATTGTTACTCAGCCTAGTAAACTATATCCAAACTATTTCTGGTTTGATGCAAGTACCCCTCCCCCACCATATGCTACTGCAAGTAACGGAAAACTTGTAACACCGGGAACTGTACCTATCAACAATGATAGCGTAATATTCTTACCTGAAATACAAGACCGTAGTATGTTCAGTACAGTTAAATTAAGATGCTATGGTATATGCAGTACATACCTATCATTCATCATACGAATGCGTAATGAAGGTATTTGGTTTTAAAGATATGACAGTGGAATTTCCCTACTAAGTTTATTTGCTATATCGGAAATTTCATCATAATTTTTAATCCAACGTTCAGGCATCCCGGGATTTTTTAACGTCAATCTATTTTCCTTTGCAATCGTGTCATAACCTAGTCTAGTGAGTATAGTAGATGGGTTATCTTTCCAATCAGCATAGTTAAGTATTTTATAACTATCCTTGATTTTTAAATCGTTGTACCACTGTATTGTGTTTTCATACGATTGAATAAAGTCTTTAGGATTCAAATAAAATCCCTCTATCTTCTTAATTTCATTCACTTTATCTACTTGCCATGGATAAAAGTGCCATTCTTTTAATAAAGGCTGTATGCACCAGCTTAACGATGATTCGACTGGATCACGAACACTGATTATTACTTCAGTGTTTTCAGTAACAAATTCTATCCAATCGATATTGTGTGTATGTATTATAAAATCTTGTTGTATACTATGGGGGCTGTCACTTGGCGACACATAATTAAATTTATTGGCGTCATAATTATAAAGAGCATATAAACTCCTTACAATAGCTAAACTACCTGTACGTTTTGGGCTTAATACAAGCCAACTTTTAGCCACCGCGGCCACTACGCCTAACTACTGTAGCACCACCAAAGCCCTTACTTGGTTTAGGACTTTTTGCTTTCTGTACTTGTCTTGCCTTTTCTGGTGTAAGCTTTAAAGCACGTGCTTTAGCCTCATTGGCCATGTTAATGAATGGATTGGGGTTTTTCTTTTCTGTCATCTTCTTACCTTTATTGAATCTAAGTAACTTCGTATGTCACCATACAATGTCATCATCATAGCAATTTTGCTATCGTATAATCTTATATATGGTGTTGCTCTGCCTCCCTCAATTTTTTCTGTTCCTAGAAAATAGGGGCATTTGATTTTCTTTGATAGTTCGACCATGAAGGCATAGTATGCTGAGCCAATGATTTTTATCTCACACTGATAAAATTCTATTTCGGCTTGTCGTAATGCTTTGTCACCTGCAGGCGTTAGTCGTAGTCCATCACCTGCGTTAGCACTCATCCACCATTCGAACATTACTTTTTCAACTGGTTTATCTTCTATCTTTAATTCAGCCATAACGGCTTCTGTGATAGTTTGTTTGAGTGTTTTTCGTTTAGTCATCTGGGTACACTTTGGTACCCTGGTTCATAAACACTACAGTGAACTTGTCAGTCTTAAATTGTGTGTTTAGTTTACGGCACAGATTACGTGCATGTCCTGGATTACTAAAGCTAGTCTTTTTATACTTAGGTGTAGCATCAGGATCTTGATAGTGCTGTGACTTTAAGTTTATAGGTTGGTTATCATAGAATACAGCCCAGATTCCCGCAGCCTCGACAATTTGGTCGCACTTGTATGTGTTTTTGTCTACGATTTCTAATAAAAGTTTCGGTTGTGTTCTGCTCATTACCATGTTCCTCCATTGATTTCAACTTGAATCACTTTATCATCAATGGATTCCTGTTTTTTATTTAACAATTCATAATTGTCTATTATCAGTTTAGCGAGTTCATCACGCAGTAATCTAGCCTCATCCATTGGCATAACTACACTAGTTCCATGTCTTGATTCTTGGGCCGACACCTTTTCGATAAAACGCTTTATGATAATCATCTAATATTTAGCGCAGTTTCAGCCTCATCTTTTGTTTTGTACGGGCCTGTATACTCATAACGTTGAATAAAAATATACTTGGGACAGAAAATTGCTTTAGTTTCTGAACCCTGAGTGATATTAAACCATCCTGCGGCATGATAACATTTGCTTTTTGCTGTTTTTGTAAACAAATGTAATTTACGCTTAACGTCCAATATACTATTAAAAACTTTACTGGTCGTTGGGTATTCAGTTAGCGGACTGTCTTTTGTTTTGAATTTACCAACATTCTCAAAATGAATGTTAGTGATTCGTTCGATAGCCTTAGTGGTTTTAAAATGTGTCTTGTTTCCATTAAGTTTCACTTCAAAACCTGAACCGTCCGCTAATACATTTCCAACCTTTTCGTTACCGTCTGTGACGATCCAGAATTGATTCTTGACTACTGGCTTTGCAATTAGTGTTTTACTCATTATCTTCCTTTAATAACCATCCATGATTTAAAATCTTATGCAACCAACTGAATACTGGATATTCATATTTCAATGTCCATATCCCATTCTCAATTGTAGCATGTTTAACTATCTCACCGTTACCCATATCAAACATTGACACATCATTTACTTTGTAGTCAACACCCTCAATGGTTAATTCATTTATACCATATACACAATCTACATAACTACCATCAACCACTTTTCCATTGTGTTTAATGATAATAGGTTTATCATGCGTTACGTTAAATAGTACTATATTTTGCATAAAAATCAAACAGTTCTGGATAAACGTCTTTGAACTTCAATTCACTGACACTATCCAATAGTCTATTATGATTAACGAATTGCTGTCTTAAATCCTCTATATTGTCAGGTTCATTCTCATCCAACATAACCAACAATGATTCAATGTGCTTTTTAATTCCGTTCTTAGACCTAAACATAGCAACATCATTGTTATTGTTATCAGAGGACAATATATCTATATATTTAGACCTAATTTTACCCACTATTTCATTTTTTATCTGTTTTGGGAGAATGAAGCATTTCAAGTATTGTGGATTGTCTAATACATTGCTATCAAACCCTAGATTATGCTCTAACGCAAAATCTAAAATAGTGTCATAATTACCTATGCTCAATGCTTGTGGTACTGTTCTTAAAACAACATGTACACCAGACTCAATGAACTTTAATATGTTTCCCTTGATAGTTTCAAAATCAGACCCCATACGAATGTAATCATTGGTAATGTGCATATTTTCTATGCTCATTTCTATTTGCACTGACTTAAACTTTTTAAGTTTATCAAACAACTGACCTTGATAAAATGTACCATTGGTTACAAAGGTCAAATGAAAATCAGTCTTGTTATTTTCAATACACCAATCAATAAACTCATAGAATCGTTTATGATATAGTGGTTCACCGCCCATGAAATGCAAGGACATCAATGTGTCATTATTTTTCACTAACTCTAGAAAATCATTCCATTTATTATTATCAGTTGACCAATCTATCAATGTTGGATGATCTTTGTCTAACCAATTGATTTTCTTGTAGGTATCTGTTAATTGTGAACTATACTGTGGGAAACACATCCTACATTTTAGATTGCATAAATTGCTCAATGTTACATGCATAAATGCAGGGTAAATCTTATAGTCACCATTCATCCTTTTGTATGCAGGACTTTGTTTCAAGCTTTCATTGAAATGTTCGCCATGATATATTGCCGCTTGCAAGTTGCGTTGCATTCTATGGCTAATTAAGTTATTCTTTTCATTGTAATAACAGGCATTGCAACCAGCACTTTCTATTCCATTAATGATATTGGTTCTGGTTTGATTGCCGTGGTTAAACCAATCTAAGAAGCTTAGATTAGTTTGTTCGGCTTGTGTTTGTCTAAATGAATGACAACATCTTACATCACCATTAGCATCTATTCGTATCTCATACCATGGCGATACACAAGTTACCTTATCGTTTGGAAACTTTTTTAGTTGGTTCGTCATCAAAATTAATTAGTCTTTTCACACCCTTATGTTTTGTTCTCAAGTGATGTGTATACTTACCATCAATCTTTAATGGTAAGTCAAGGTGTATGTGAAGAATGGGGCCTTCACTCTCGCTGATAACTGTATCATTACCAACACTGCCAACCCAGCGAATCTTGCCATGCATACCTGTCACACGTGCCATGAATTCATATACGGGTTTGTAACGATTATTTTCAAAGTATTCTGCTAGACTTGCCATTCTTTTGCTCCAAATAAAACATACCAACTTTTACCATTGCTTCCGCATGTTCTACATCCTTAGGCAATACAACTGCATCACCATTGTTCAATTTTTCTAATTGTGCTTGCATTGGAGCAATATGATGGTCATATAACTGCTCCATTGTCTTATATAGTCCAAGACGTTCTTCATCCGTCATACCAGCGACCCAGGGAGGATCTTCTGGTCGTCTAGTTAGACCATAGTCATGTCTATAAGTCATGCACATGTCTGTGATGATTTCATTCTTGTTCATTATTTTCCTTAGTCAACGCACACACTAACAAGAATTGTTCGTATGCTTTTTTGACTGCTGGGTTAGTCAACAGTTTGTTTGCTTCTTCCTGCATGGCCTTGATGCCTGCTTCTGCGGCTTCACGATAGCTACAGTATTCAAGTGCATAACGGGTATCACCTAATGCGTCTGACAAATTCATCCATGCTTCATGTTGCTTAGGAGTCAATTGACGATTTTTATTGGGACGCATTGACGATTGTTCCATGATAGCACGACTAATAGCATCCTCTGCTACACGACCTGCGGCAATCATAGGTGCGTATGCAGGGTCAATGTTATAGCGAGTAGATTGACCACCTGGATAACTCATAATGATATGAGTGCCTTTAGGTAGTGCATCCATCAAGCCATGATCGTATTCACTCACAGGCTTGTAACGCTTACCTACTTTTTCGTAAAAAACTTTCTTCATTTTGTTAACTCTTTTTTCATACGCTCTTTCCATTCAAGCGCATCTTCTTCATAGTCAAAACGAGGGCTTAGTTCATTGTCGGGATTGTCATCATCAACCCAAACGTAAACTTGATTGTAGTCATCTAAAATGAGTGTCATTCTTTGAATGCTTCCCAGAATAATTCATTGTCTTTGACATACGCAACAGGCTTGAGCCAACCGTTGTCAATGCACGCCGCGATAATTTGCTTGTAGTTCTCAGGGCAACTACGACTGATTTCAAATCCTGCTCTAGGCATGATAGTAATACCATCCCTAAGCATAAAGCCCCTTTCGCCTTTGCGAATAGTTCTTACTGTGGATTCTTCTACTTTGAATGTCATTTTTTCAATTCTTCCCACATCAATTCTTTGGCACGTTTGTCAAGTTTCTCACGTTCGTTTTTGAGAATCAATGGTGCCATTGCTTCAATGTATGTCAGTAACGCTTCTTGACCTTTATCACGAAAATGATTGTACTCACCTTTTTTGCCAACAGTTGATTCGTAATAAAGATTATCATCTTTAAGTACGGCAACAATGCCCAAGTACAATTGCTTTTCGATTAGGTCATTCATGAACGTTCCCTTTATACGGTGCAGACAACCAGCGGCTATAAGTTTCAGCATTTTGAGAGATTTTCGTAAGTTCATAGCGGCCACATAGTTTCATAAAGTGTAGTCCTACTTGCGGGATAGTAGTAACTCGCACTGATTCACGGATACGTTGGTCAACCTTGTCTTTGATTTCTTGAGGTTGTGCAGTAAGATCGATAAGGGTTTTGTTGCG